TTAAATCCGCCATTTTTCAATAGTTTCTTCATTGTTAAACTCCTTGGTCCGTCCATTAAATACAAGCCAGTCATTTTTAAGTTTCATCCGCACCAATTGCCGCAAAGTCTTTGTCTCTGAATAGGGTAAATTTTCAAGCTTAGAATCTTGCATGAGTGTGAGCAACCGATCGATCTCAAAAAATATCCTCAGGTCTAGTAATTTTTCTCCCTTATCTAATTCTGGGAACTGATCCAATTCTCTATGCAAAGCTTGAAAAGACTCACCACCTAATTGGCTAGAAGATTGCCGGTGTTCATAAAAGGCCAAAATTTTCAAATTCATCCGGTTGCGAATCTTTTCTAAATCTCCATCAGACCAATGCGGATTATCAATCGCATCAAACAAGGCCTTGCGCCAAGCTGACTCGCCATGAAAAGCAATCCGATGAGTATTACGCACAATCTGCCAACTTACAGTGACTGCTATTAATGCGATGACTATACCTAGGATCTGTAAGACGATACCCATAATAAACACTCCTACCTAAAATACTTATATCTACTACTTATACTCTTCTGCGTCGCTAGGCGACTGGACTAGCAAAGCCACCGCCTCAACGTGCCTAGTCATGAGCAAGAAACATATATTAATCTGACACTACAACGCATTCAATGTCATAGGTATTCAATTCACGGATTACATTTTTTCCTTTCCATAAAGTCGTTCCATGCCTTGGCGAGTTACTAGCCAATTCTTACCAGATTTTCTAGCTTCATCATCTGTAAATTGTTTCTTTGCGTATCGCTTTAAACAACATTGCTTAATAGAATCAGCTGGTACGTTCCACCTTTCGCCAGCCTCTTGCGTAGTCATTACATCATCTAGATTCATTTCAGCACTCCTAGTATCACGAATAGAGTATATACAGATAATACAAAGGAAATAACACTAATTATTAAAGTTAGTCTTGATATCATATGCTCGCCATTGTTATAATAGTTAGGAAGATTGGGGCTCTTTCGAGCCCCTGTGGTTACTGATGTAATAACTGTGCTATCGCGATTGCTAGTTGGATAAACGCGGTTATTATCGGTAGCCACTTTTTTATTTTCTTCCTTAACTTCTTCAATGGCATCACCTCCTTCCCTATGTCTATATTATAACACTTTATCGTGATATGCGCAACTAAAATAACAGAAAAATACCCCTAATTTACTAACTTTTTATAGTAGATTAGGGGTATTCTTGTTTAATCGCCCATATATCGCCTGTACGGCGTTTTTAGTTTCTCCGCATAAAATCATAAGCGGAGATTTTTTATTTTGCTTAGAGCTGACGAAATTTATCCCCCAAAAATAAAGCCTACCGAAATCAATCGATAGGCTCTACTTTATGTCTATTCTATTTTAGTAACCTTGCCACCAGGATTCCACCAGCGACAACTGCCCATGTGTTACGTTGCCGTTCAAGGCGTCTTTCTGTCGCCCTGTTGCGCTTGAGGTCTGCTTTCAATGTCTCTAAATATTTGTTCGTTTCGCTCAAGTAGCTCTTCTGCGTCTGTAAGTCGCTTTTGGCTTTCGTTAATTCGCTCAACTGTTGCTCGTTGATACTCTTCAATTCGCTCAATTCTTTCTGCTGATTGGCGGTTAAGCTCTGTACTTCGGTCAACGGCATCTTGGATTCCCTGATTAAGGTCAAGGCTTTTGCGTTGTTGCTCTTGAGCTCGTTCCACTGTGTTAATGGAATCGTGATAGTCTCTGTCGGCTCGTCCGCTCGGACTGACCAGGATAAAAGCAATGACGCCAATAAGCACAATACCAATGCCCACAAAGTACAATGGTTTCGCTTGTACCAGTTCTTTAACTTTGTCATACATAAATACCCCCTAGATATTAGAACCCCACTGCTCGGCGTAAAATTTAGCTTTAGAGCGGATAATATCGCCACCGCTCCATGGTTGGTCTCCCTCATAGACCACCAATAAATCCCACCGCTCACACGTGGAATTAGGTCCGTAAGGGTCGCATGGATACTCGCCGTCCATGTTGTCCGCTGCCTCTGCATGGGTCATTACATGGTTAATATCACATGGTAGCCCTAGATCTACACATAATACCGCCACCACTTGGGCAATGGTTTCAATTTGTGCATCGGTCGGAGCATAGTCGCCCAGGTTATCAACGCCTGTAGCACCATAGGCACAATCAAGAGCGATACCCACCGCTCCAGTATTCCTCATATAGGTATGGTTCTTATGGGCGGTGAGTTCGCCATCAATATATATCCGACCATCGCCGTCAATGTTAATGTGGTAATCGTCGAATTGTTGAGTGTATCGCCCTGCTGACCAATGCAAGTAGATTTTATTAATAGCACCTACTGCACGGCTACAGTAATCATTTAGGGTCTGTAGAGTTATCTCTGTCATTGGTTATCCCCCTTTCTAGGTTAATTGGTAGCTTAGGTGGCTCTTCTAATTTGTCAGGAATGCCGTCGCCGTCCTTATCTATCCATAGTGCTAAGAATCCCACTAAGGCAGTCAGAACACTTGGGATAAAGATATGGTCAATGAGGTTTATACCTACACTGATTAGCTTGGCAATGTCATCAGATACATAGCCAACGGTAAAAGCCATGATATAAGCCACCACGACTAATAAAATAGGCACTAGCATGACTAGTACTAGTGCCCTGGTTGCCCACATTCCAGTGGGGTGGATATTAGCCACCCTCATGGAATTGTATGAATTTTTTAGAGAGTTAATGAGTCTTTGAGATATGTTCATGAATATCCCCCCTAAGCTCATCAACTCTAGCCTCTAGCCCCTTGACTCGTGCCTGTAACTGCAGATGAGCGGAGTACTGCTTTGCCCTTTGCTCCCTACTTAGTTTGATTTCCTCTTTTAGCTCTTTAAGAGTATCCAAGAGGGAATTCATGCGTTCGTTGAACAGGAGGTTATCCTGCAGTCGTTCGTCGCTGATACGATTCAGCACAGGGGCAACTAAAAGCCGATACCCTGCACCACCAATAACGCCAATGATCGTTACAGTGGTCAGAATATCATCTAATTGGAATTGCCATGTCCACATTCAATCACCCCTTACAATATGTCTAGCCGTGGTGTATCACCAGCCATTAGCAAGTTAACATTGCCAGGATAGTGATAATCATCGTTCACATTCGTTCCGTTATAATACAAGTTCATGTTAGACCCTCGCCCTGTTAACGCCACATCAAATGATATGAAAGCATTTTTTGGATTTAAGACCTTTATAGTTTGCGGACGAATATTGAGTACTGTCCTTTCAGCGTTTGACTGTGCCAACGCATTATCTGTACCAGTGCCGTTGTCGCAATCGATTATAAATCTATCTACATTGCTATCTAGCTTAGCGACAAGCCCAGCAGGAGCGGCTGCAGTAGCCTTGGTGTATGGTTTAGTTGCCCAAGTCAATGTCCTACCTTTTAATGTCCAAGTGCCGTTATCGGCGGTGAACACTTCAGGCATAGCATCCTTGTCAGGGTCTTCTGCCTTTTGTAAGTAGTATTCTTGACCAGTAGGCAACGGAACACCAGATACATTACAGTATTCTACTTTTACCTTGGTCTTATCGGTCGGCAATGTGTAAGTAACCATGCCGTTGTTATTAACTGTGTGTTCCGTGCCGTCAATGCGTAATTTAGTGCCAGGGTATAGATTTTCAAACTGTACTTCTGTAGCACCATCTTCCCATGTCGGCAATACTAGCGGATATTGAGATACAATTTCACTGTCGGATTTGAAGCCAAGAATACTTTTTGCTAAAAGCGTCAATACTCCTGAAAGGCTAGTATCATCAACAGGAATGTTGCCTGCTCTTAAAGTGCTGATAAATCCTGAAATATCCGTATTACTAACTTTGTCATCAACCTCTGACTTCGTATAGTAATTGGATAGGTCAGCACTACCACCGCTAGCCTTTAATGCAGTCATGTCCTTGTCATAGTCCGCTTTAGCCACATAGGTAGTAGAGGCGTCAGCTTTCTTGAGGTATACAGGGTCGCCAAGCATCTTGATATAGTTGTTTATATCTACTTTTTTAACATACAGATTATCCGCATCCTTGACTGTCCGATAATTCCCAAGGTCTGCATACTTGGCAAAGCTTTGAGCCTGGATATTATTAACATAACGGCTAGCCGCATCGCCAGGCGTTAAGGCGTATTGGCCAATTTCATTCTTTCTAATAAAAGCGCCCAAATCACCTTTATAGGCAAAGGTCTGTGAGGACCACCCCTTTTGTGCGTAGTTGTTATTGGCGTCTGTCCTAGATAAATAGTTATTGAGGTCTGTCTTTTTAGCATATTGCGATAGGTCAACACTGCCACCACCTGAACCGCCTACCCCGGCAGGTCCTTGCGGTCCTGGGTCGCCTTTCGGTCCTTTTAGTTGGGCGATTTGGTCAGGGGTTAAATCGCTAAATCTAAGGGGTTCCCCTTTTGGCCCCTGTGGACCAACTGGACCTTGGATGCCTTGTTGACCTTGCTCCCCTTTATCGCCTTTAGGACCGACTGGACCTTGCAAGCCTTGGATACCTGGTTCACCTTTTGGACCAACAGGACCAACTGGACCTTGTTCCCCTTTAAGCCCTTGAGGTCCTTGTTGACCTTGAGGACCAGCAACGCCTGGAATACCTTGGTCGCCCTTTGGTCCTTTGAGTGCTGCCAACTGCTCTGACGTGAAATCAGCATAGGTAAATGGGTCTCCCTTATCCCCTTTAGGACCAGGGTCGCCCTTTTGTCCTGTTACAGTGCTGACCTTAGCCTCTACTTCCGCTTTAGTGGCGTAGGTGGAAAGGTCAGGCGTTACCGCCTGAACCTTAGCATCCACTTCTTGCTTATCATAGTAGTTAGACAAATCCATGCTACTGCCGTGACCAATGGCATTAGGGATAATCACATCAATAATCTTAGGAATACGAGCTTCGACATTAATAATCTCATAGTCTTTTCTTTCTTCCATTTAACGCACCTCCTAATGCATGGATACATCGGGGATAAATGCTATATCCCCCATAATTACTTTTGTATATACGCCTCCATGCTGAATGAACACGTCATACTTGCCCTTTGTATACTTGCTGGCATCAATCGCCTTGGTGGCGTCTGCAGGAATCACGCAGAATATTGTATGATCCTGAATCGTACAGTTTGCCTCCGCTAAGAGCTTCCCCTGGATGCTTCTAACCTTCATCATAGCTGTACAGCCAGTGAGGTCAAAGCCTTCCTCAACTCGATAGCCACGGTTAAAGTCTGCTCCGATATGGAGCGTCTCTGGTTCGTTTCTAATGATATTCATAAGCACATCCTTAACAATCTAAAAAGACACCCATACTCGGTGTCTTGTCAGTTCATTAAAATACTTGTCATTAAAATACTTGCTCAAAGATATATAAGGGAGTATATACTCCAGCAAATACTTGATGACCACTACCACCTGTTTCTCCGGCGTGTTGAGTTCCTAAATATCTTTGTTCATACCTAAGAGAACTAGGCCCTTCAAAGTAAATATTTCGATAGCTGGGGCCTAAATGACCCATCATATCTATCATCCCAACCCCATAGAACGGCGAGATAGAAATATACTTTTTATTTGTATTGGTGGTTTTATAAACAGTTGCAGCAGGGCCTGAATTCACTGCTATAGGACCAGACTCTATAACAAGCCCAGAATTATATACAGCGATATGATTATCTCGATTTGAGTAAATTGGAGTTCCATTATCTGAATAAACCACCAACTCTCCTTGGGCGGAAGATTCATTAGTTGCATCATAAAGCACTACGTCTGCCGTTGAATTTTTTATATACAGAGATACACCTATGCCGCTAGCCGCCATGAACAATTCTGCGCTTCCATCACACCCTATCACTTTAAAACTATTTAAATCTAACTGGTGAACTCCATCCCTAAATCTTTGTTTTTCTTTAATAGTCAATGGAATATATTCATCCGACAATATAATGTCTCCAGAATCATTTTTTAGTTCAAGATATTTTGCCATATCAGCCACCATATACCGCAAATTTAAAGGCACGATCTTGTTCTGGGATAATATCTTCTGCGAGATATGTGTTAACTTTGAACTGCGTCCCTTCGATATAACTTTCAAATAAATATCCTGAATTAATTTTAACAGGGATGATAATAGGGTTTTTAATATCGCTAATATCATAAGTAAAAACTCCGTTTCTTGTTGCTGTTCCTGTAATATATTTTTTGAATTGAACATAAATACCACTAATAAAATTCAATTCTGTTCCATTTATTTGAATTTTACCGTTCATTAAAACACCCCTATTCTTACACGACATACATTATTGTTGTCATAGACTTCTAATATATTATCTTGAATTACTAATCTTGCTCCATTGGTTGCAGATTGAAACTTGCCAATTGTAGCGCTAATCGAGCTAAGAGAATCCGCTTGTATTTTATCGGCTGTAACTGCGCCGGCCTGAATCATACCAGGAGCGATGACATTGTTATCAAACTTAGTATCGCCAGTGATATGGACAAACTTGCCGTCAAGGGTAATCGTTTCAGGGCTTAGATTAATAGCTGAAATGATATTATCCTTCTTAACTGTGAGGCCTAGACCGTCATTCAATTGGGTAATGGCAGAGAATTTAGAATGTGCAGGGTCCGTATTCAAGTCAGTTACTAACTGTGTATATTCCTGCTTAATTTCTGCCGTGCCGTTGTCCACTGCCTCCTTGACCTTACCGGCTAGGTTGGCATTGGCTAAGCTTTCCTCCGTGATCATATCGGCCGGAATCGTAGCTTTCACCGTTACCAGCTGGTCATCAGTCCGAGGCCCTTCACCGAACATATCGACATAGGCCACCTTCACACGATAGACACCAGGTGTCAGCGGTATATTCATCGCATTAGATGTTGTGTAATAGATTGTATCATCAACGTACACATTGGCACCTTTGCAATTAGGTGGAATGCTTTCAAATACAACCCCTACACCGCCGATATTAGTTGTCGCTGTAACCTTGGTAGGTTTCTTAGGGACAGGCACGTTATAGGTCAATTCTGCAGGCGCACCATAGCCTTTGCTTGGGTTATGGGCTACCAGATAAACCTTCGCGCTCCGTTCCGTAAGAGCCACTCGGCAAGTTGTATTGTTGCTCTTCGCAATCAATCCAGCAGTATTGCCAGCGCTCATGTCAGTCCGTAATTCGTAGAAATCTACGTCAGCGTTACGAACCTCTAGCCAGTTGAACTCGGCCATGTCGCTAAAGGATACAGAGAATCCTTGCGGTGCGTTCGGCACTTCGCTCTTCATCTCTACCAATATCGACTTCGTCACGCCTTGCGATGTATTCCCATGAGTATCCTTTACCTGAACCTTGACCTCGTAGGTCTTACCCAGCTCACAGCCACTCACGGAAATCTGACCTTCGCCAGCACCGCCATACTTCCACTCTTGGCCAGGTTCACGATACCACAGCTCCACCGTATCCAAGCTAGTAATGGTTGGTGTATCGAATTGAGCCACCACATCAAAGGAAAGGACCCCATTACCAATCTCGTAATACTTGGTATAAAGCGTTAAATTGGAGACCTCTGGAATGTAGTACGGAACAATTGTATATGGGTAAGCCTGTACTTCATCCAACCCCTGTTCATTAGAACCAAATAAGTTCATAGAGGTAAATTTGAGGTATATCTTCTTACCAATATCCTCCTTACGGTATGGATAGCGGAATAGAGCCTCATCTACACGAATAAAGCGGGCCCCATTAGCATGATTAGAGGCTACAGTAGCATATTGCCCACGCACTAAGTGGGATAACTTATAAGAGCCGTCCGTCTGCAACTGGGCAGTCTCATACGATAATGCCTCGCCGTCTATCCAGGACAACGTGTTAGCACGTTCCGCATCAACATGAGTACCACCCTTTAGACTGCCCGTATTGAGCTTTACAGTGAGCTCATCGCTGGATGCACTTAATGGCGTCAGTAGGCGTCCCATACGAGCTTGCTGACTAATAGTCCCTATCTGGCGATAGCTTTCATCATTGTCAGACAGCCACACAGAACAGCCACCCCAGCCACTCGGAGCATTAACCCCTACGAATACCTGGTTCCCGCCTACGTCTCCTACTGTTTGGAAGATAGCCACATCATTAACGCTTGGTGCTGGTTGATTATAGTCGATAAAAGGCCGTTCATTCTCATGAACATCATACCTAGCAGGAGCATATGTTCCGGCTAGTTTACCTTCGGCCGTGAACTCCAGCTGACCATCAGCCGCTTCATTAACAGCCGTGATGACTACTATCTGCTTATCGAGTTGGCAGGTCTCATCGGTTAATGTCACCAAATCCCCTACTTCCAATGTGCAGAATGCCCAGTCTAGTCTGAATGTGTACTGTGTCTTTTGATACAGGCGCTTCATGGCCAATTGTTCAGCATAATACTGTGCCCGCGCCTTCGTATAGAAGTAGTGGGCCGTCTTTTTACTAGCAGGCTTGAGGCCGTTCTTTTGGACATCAGCGACCACCTCAAAGGATACCGTCTCCTTCTCGTACCCATTGGCACGATTGATAAATTCAACGGTGGCCTCATTGTAGGCTTCACTCGTATCCTTCCGTTTATACAGAATTAACTGTCCGTCAGACCCTGGGATAAAGTCATCAGCGGTCAGATCATACTGAATCTGATTAGCTGGCGACCAATCACCAATAGGCTTATCGGCTAGTGGTACGATTTTAAGCCGGTCAGTGGACCAGAATACAAGGCAGTTAGTGATTTCAGCGATATCGTTAATCACTTGCTGTGCCTTGGTGCTCTTTTGGTCAGGAGGCGAACTAATGAGAATATCGGCCGCCTTACAATAGGCCCGGAAATTATCAATGCCGTCAATCGCTACATCAGCGCCCACTGCCTGCAATACATGTTCGATATAATCCGCTGGGTTTACGTCGATACCGTCACCGGTCTCTAAGAGCTTCCCTCTGACTTCAAAGTTATACTGTGGCAAGCTACCACGGTCTCCCAGGTCAACAACGCCAGCCATATAGGCCAGACCGCTATACGGCAACGCCTTGTCAGGGTGCTTTGAGGTCATATAAGGCCATGGAGCCTGCCCGTTATCACCTTTGAATAAAGTCAGCTCAATCTTTTCATTCGGATAGGTATAGATTTCCTTATCCCGCCATACTTGGCCAACACCTTGAATAGGTCCTTCGCATAGAGCAATCGCTGCCGCGACCGTATAGGTGTAGGTGATTTCAGTATGTTTTGACTTGCCACCTTTACCAGTCCGAGTGGTGCTTTTATGCTCATGTGCCGTAAAGTCCTCATAATCGATGATGTTACCACTCACACGAGTAGTCCCTAGAATTTCAGGCACTACCTCGCCATATGATGCGGTATTGATTTGGAAATCAGCAATCATGTCCGCTCGGTTGGTGGAATTATGGCCCTTGTTAAATAAGAACCCCATTACTTATCATCCTCCCTCAATCGATATACAGCCCGTAATCGACTACGGCCTTTAGCATCGTAGAAGAGCGTATCGTCCAACTTAGATAGGATCACACCCAAGTCTACGAAAGCATGAATCACGATGTCGTCACCCATATAGATAGCGCCATGACTGATACAACGCCCATATTGGTACAGCAAGATATCCCCAACCTGTAACGGCTTGTCAGCAGGTACCTCATCGGCAATCTGCTGGATATATTTCAGATATTTCTCTTCCGAATGATGTAAATGCCACTCATTGGAGTAATCCTCAATCACCAGGCGGTCAGGAGCCATGACGCCACTGTCAACAAATGCACCTACCAATAGATAAGAGCAGTCGACCCCTTGGCCTTTAACCATGGAATTATTAACGTATGGCGTGCCTAGCCACTCTCTAGCAGCGTCGGCAATCTTTTGTCCAGTTACTTGATTAATCATCATCGTATGCTCTCCTTCAACGGCACATAAGGCGTCGCTCGATTACGGGACCAGTTATTGAATTTCTTCTTACATTCCTCTGGCGTCTTATTGCATCCAGCATAAATGTAGAATTGGTCACCCACCCTAGGTTTGACTTCCAAGGCGCTCATATACAGAATCATGCCGTCATTACTACTGATAATCTGCGTAGATTGACCAGCCAATGGTCCTGTCAGCCAATCAATACCACCGGCCGCATAGTAGCCATTCTCAAATGGTATATCGATACTCACAGCATTAGGTCCAGAGCCTATGCCAGTTACCTTCCCCTGCTTACGGAAGTTATGGATATCAACACCACACTCCTTAGAGTAGATACTGAATGGGCACTGTGGATAATAACGCCGATTAGGGTATTCGATATTGAGCTTTTGGACGATAGATTTAACATTTAGCTTTAATGTAAGGCCTCCCCCTTGGGAGACCTCACACAAGCCCGTAAATAAGCCAATGACTCCTATAATCTTATAGTCGTCGTCAAAAAAAGCCCGTCTAAGCGTCATTTGAGCGCCGTCAAAGCCACCATTGTGAGCCACAGCCATAATTGGCACACCGCCAATCTGGTCTTGCTCATTAGTGGAGATTGTAACGCTCATCTTATCGACGCTCACGGTGCTGTTGGTCGCAATCTTATCACGAACAATAATCGGTCCGTTGGACTTGTATACATGTCCGTTATAGGATACGTCCGCATCAGCATCAGCCCAGTAATAGGATGTGCCACTCCGTAGGTGCAACTCATACAGGTCACAGGACAAGAAATATTTATCATTATTTAGGTGCTGTCTAAGCGCCTCGCTTGCGTCTTTCATTCCTGCTCCTTCCTATCTGGTAGATATTAACTTGAATGACTTGGATTTATAGAAGTCGGTAAACACATATTCTGCCGTCATATCGCCACTAAATCGCACGAGCCAATAGTAAGTATAGTCGGCTGTAATAACGGCCGTAGGGGCGACATTTGCCCCATTAGCCGGCTTGATTACACCCTTATCACTCACGCATTGAACCTCATGACCGTCTGCATAGAGCTTTACATTCTCAACATGGTAAACAGGCTCCAAGAAGTCGCCATACTTACGCACTGCTTGCCAGGAACCATCAGACCCAATGCCAAGGCGTATGCCTTTCTCTTGGTTATCCTCTGGATCTAGCCAAAGGAATGGAATGGTGCCACCCCTTGTCTTAGCATAGAACCCCATGAGCTCCTTATATTCCTCTGGCGTTAATACAGCGAATTCAGTGGTAATCGTATACTGCGGATATTTCCACGTTGTCATCGTGCGAACCTTACCACTACCGGCCGTCTTGGTTTTGGTATCCCACTTCTGGGCTTTCGTAGACTTCCAGGCAAGCGATATGATCCTTGGGAATTTAACTAAATCTGCCATACTACCACGTCCCCGCTGTACTAATGAATTCACGATCCTGATTAACAAGGAATTGACGCACTGCTCGACCGCCACGAGATTCTAGGAAGTCGCCAAAGCTTTGCGCATCAATGGCGTTCACATTGAGAGTAAGGCCACCGCCTACACCATTGCCACCGGCTCGGTTGATACCTTCGCCCAGGCGACTAAATACGGTGTCAGAGAGCGGGATAACCGCCTCTTCATAGCGACCCTCGCCAATCTGTGCATAGGTAGGCCCATAAGCAAGGCCACCTTCTGCCATGCGGAGCATTCCCTTGTCGAATCCTTTCAAGCTATCCCAGGATACTGTTCCAGAGCTTGGCATACCACTCATGCCACCAGCAGAAGAAAGTGCCGTGGACTGTGCAAGACCAGCAGATGTGCTAGTACTCCATGCGGCCCAACCAGCTTCCGCACTAGCACCCCATGTAGCCATCGCCATTTGTTGTGCTAAAGCGCTCCATGCCGGCAATTGAGCTTGTGCGGCTGCGATACTAGCGGCTGTTTGTTGAGACTGTAGCATCTTACCCAGAATAGCTTGCTTTAATTGGCCAGCTATCCATTGAGCAATAGAATCGGATATCGTTTTCAGGATAGCCTTGCCCATATTTTGGAAGGCTTGCGTTACAGACATAGTCCCTTGCAAGAGACCAGAAATGCCTTCTTGTAACTTATCCACGCCAGCACTTGCTGCATCCCACATAACCTGCAATCCATTCCAATGGCTATCCATAACAGCTTGTTGATAGTCAGTCATGAGCTCTTTCATCGTGTCGTAATGTTGCTGTTGAGCGACATACTCGTCATCAAGCGCCGCTTGTAAGGCCTCAAAGTTTTGTGTCCGCATAGCCTCGTCAATTTCCCACTTTTGCTCTTGTAGCTCTCGGTGGGCTTGGGCCGATTTCTCGTTGAATTCCTTCTGCTTTGCCAGAAGCTCTTCATTCTTCATCTCTTCAAAGGAGATCTCACCGTCTGCATTCAATTCAAAGGCTACACCCTTCTCTTTTAGTGCTTTGATATAGGCCTCTTGCTCCATCTTGTCCATTTTGATGAAGCTGTCCTGCATGTCGGCATATTTGTCTACGATTTCATTAATACCGTCCTCGTAGTCCTTCTTGAGCTGGGTCATAGGTGACACACTGCCAGTGGAATCCTTGTCCGCTGTATTGAAGTTGAAATCCTTCACATAGTCCCGGACAGTGTTCTCGATATCCAAGATTTTCTTGACTTCTTCCTGTTTGGCCTTGATACGTTTATCCGCATAGACAGCGTTTAGGTTGGCCAAGTCCTCTTGGTAGTTCTCATTAGCATCCTTGGATTTATTGAGCTCGTCCAGTTCATTCTTGTAGTCGATTTCTACAAGCTCCCTCTTCTTGCCCATCATTTCAAGGAAAGACTGCAGAATCTTCTCGTGGGTCTGTTTGGCCTCCTTGGCTAGGTCCTCACCAGAAGCTGCTCCACCCCCCCCGCCCGAACC